CAACAGATATACTCCAACCTAAACCATCTGTTTTCCCAAACTCAACAGACCCATCTATACTTCCAGAGGCTATGTAGGCTCCTACAGTAGGCTTAGCTAAGTCATTGTTTTCTGCATACAAGTTAGACTCTACAGAGTAGCTTATAAAGTTGTCTATTTCTCCAGATGCTCCAGACTCAGCGGCAAAAAACATATCTCTTTTAATATATCCATACCACTTAGGTTTAGAGGCATTTAGCCTGTTTCCATCAGCAACTCTAGTAGCTCCATTAGCAGAGTAAAAAACCCAATTAGGAAAAGTAGAGCTTGTTGCTATTGTTTCCATATCTATAACGTCAACTGTTTTTACGGGACTTGTGGAAGCTCTAAATACATCTATCTTGTTATCATCTGCGTTTCCCAATAATAAAGCAACGTCGTCTTGTACTCCAATTCTTTTAAATGTAACTGTAGTGCCAGCTTCTATAGCTTCATGTGCTAAGTTTTCATCTATCCTCATCAACAAAGCATGCTCTGTGCTTTTTACTGTTATAACGTCTCCATTGTAGTTTGCTATAAAATTTGCAGTTCCAGAAGAAACAAATGTTTGGTCAACTCCTAAAACAGTAAAAACTCCATTGTTACTTGAAGTCCCACTAACTGATATTTTGATAGGAAAACTTGAATTTAAAATATCATTTAAAAAATTATTATTAGCATGCGTAAGTAATCCTGTGCTAGCACTTATTGCAATCCAGCTAGAAGCAGGGTAAGTTAATTGAGTGCTTGGTTGAGTATCAGACCTTGATAAGAAACCAATATAATAATTTGAAGATGTTCCGTCATCATTTCCAAGTGTATTTATTGTTACATTACCACTAGGAGATATACCAGTTAAACTAAATCCAGCAACTGCAGTTTCATCGTCATACTCAAAGTAATGCAGTCCATATCCGGGATTTACAGATGCAGTAAAGACTCCTGTGCTTGTACCATCAAAGTCTAAAGCTTCACCATCTGTTAATTCATCAAACTTACCTCTAGGTTTTAACTCCCCACGATTAGATAAGTCAAAATTTACAATCTCAACAGCTTCACCAGATGATAAGTCCCTGCGATTCTTGACATTGTTTATACCTTTGGAAAAGTCATTTATATTTAAATATGTTTTTGGCATTTAATCTCTTATTTCTATGTGAACTAAGTCGTCAAAGCCATTATCTTTTACATCCCCATCACTATTCCAGTCGCCGCCCCAACGAATTTTTAAACCTAGCTGATGAGCTATACCTCTTATCATTCCACCCATGTAATGAAATCCGTCTCTGTTTTCCCAGTCTATTGGATAGGGAGCTAAATCTACCGCCTTACCCTCCATGTGCCTTGAATACTTTACTTTCGTGGCTCCCTTTTCCAATAACTCTTTTTGTCTTTCTTCACTTCGCAAACCTTCTATGATAGTAACATCCATTACTTTGATTAACTCATCTAATACTTTGATAAGCCTATGGTCTACACCTTTCAATCTTTTCTTACTTTTTCTTCCAAACTTATACATAAGATACCTACTTCTTTTTTCTTCTAGTAGCTTTTCTTTTGGTAACTTTTTTCTTACCACCACGTATTAAATCTGAGTCTGCTTTTCTAGCTCCACCTTTACCTGTAGCAAAGCTTCTAACCCTGCCTGCCGCCCATTGATGAGCACTAACTCCGGGTCTAGAACCACTAGAATAAAAAGCACCAAGTCCTCTAGAGTAAACTTTGTTTAATGTGGACTTTGATATACCTGAACTTTTAGAATACTTACTTACAACGGAAGCTTTACTTCCTCCGCTTTTTGGCTTTGCTTTTCTTTTTGCTGGTTTTCTTGCCACTTTTACTCCTTTGCTTTGATATTTTATCCATCATAGCAGGTGTCAACCTACCAGATTTATAGAGCTTTCTAGTTCTAAGTATCTCAGACTCTGATTTCTTTTTGTTTTTAGAACCCTTAACATATTTTTTAGGAACACCTCTTTTTGTTTTAGGAACTTTCTTAAATTTTCTAGCCATTATTTCTTAATCTTTTTAACTTTTCCATTTTTAGTTCTAGCAAACTTATGAGTTTTTGTTTCTCTTATTAATGTTCCAGAGTAAGTTTTGCCACCCCATTTCCATTTAACTGCCTTAGCCATTATTTCTTTTTTGCTTTAGAGTGTTTCATTTGAACTTTAAAGTCAGCCATAATGCTAGCTCCTTTATGAGACTTGAACTTACCACTATGTTTCATAAGCTTGTAACTCGAACCAGACTTCATCCAATGATAACCCTTAGGTGCTTTTACTTTTTTATTCATTTCTTTTTACTCCTTGCTTTCTTAGCTTTATTTCTTGCACTAATAGCCTTAGCTTTTCTTTTAGCATCTGCTTTTGAACTAGCACCCCATGCTCTTAATGAAAGTAGTAACCTTGTAGGCTTACCATTTTTCTTTTCAGGGCCGGGCATACCACCCATCCTAGCAAGGAAGCTAGCCCTTCTAGGATTGTCACCAGATTTAACAGGTGCTTTTAAAGTTCCACCTTTGTAACTAGCTCTACCCTTAGCATTCAATCCACCCTTAGGGTTCTTGCCTGCTTTTCTTGTCCAAGCTGGAGACTTAGGTTTTCTTTTTGCCTTAGGCATTATGCCCCTAATTTCTTCATCAAGATACCTTTGATAACTTTCCATAAAGCTTCAAGAATAGCTCTTTCTGTTTTCTCAGAAATTATTGGAATATCAATAGACTTATTAAGCTCATCAATAATCTCATCTTTTGTGTCGTCAGATAATAACTCATCTGCAATCATTTTCATTAACATAATTATTTACTCCTTATGTTTTTTATTTTGTATATTAAGTAAACAATAGTCATAACGCCTATGACTAATTGTAATATTAAATTTATATTAGCTAAGTGAATGCCGTAGTTGGCAAAAGATAAAGATGAAACTTTTAAACTATCCATTAATGCTTTCCATTTATTCTACTAAGAGAACCTTTGATTTCTGAAACTTGATTATCTAAATCATTTACTTCTTTGGTAAGAGCATCAAACTTTCTATCTAATTTGTCATCAGATTGATTCCATCTATTAATAAGCTTTATAATCATGCCTTCCATATTCTCTAATGTTTCAGATTGCCCTTTATTCTCTACTTTTAAATTTTCTAGCGTTTCCTGTTGCCTTGCTGATTTATTAGACATTGATACAACTAGGTAAACAAACATTGCCCCAACTACCCCTATCATTCCAGCTTCGCCATATATCGCCATAAAATCCACTACTTACCTCGTTTCTTTTTTCCCCAACTAAGTGGGTTGATGTTAAATTCTTTTTCATAAAAGGCTACCTTTTCTGCCAGCTCTTGCCTTTCAGCCCTTTCTTCCATGATGTGTTTACTAAGTAAATCCCCAATTTGTTCATTAGCAACAATAACGTTATCCTCAAGTTTTCTAATCCTTGTTTCAATTTGCCAGTAGCCATATACCAACATCCCGATAAGAACTCCAATTTGAGCCAACCATTTAAGGTTAATGCTAACAATGGCATTGTCATCAAGGACAGTAGCACGATAACTTCTAGCGGTATCTGGTTTTTCACTCACCTTACCTCAACTTCTTCCAGTCGTTGATGCTTATAACACCAATTGCTATAATCGCTGATACGACCATGAAACCAATGAACCACAGAATCAGCATCTACTATCTCGGTAAAAACTGTATTTGTAACTGTATCCTGAGGTGTGAGAGGAATGCTTCCTACTATCCATCCTTGACTGCAACTTGGTATTCCTGACATAACTAACAGGAATGTTATAACTCGTATGTACAACTTTAAAATCTCCGTTCTTTAATTTTTTTATTACTTTGTTCATAATACCATCCACCATGCGATTCCTGTTTCAACAACAATATCAGCCATCGTATTATAGGCCCATGCTTTTTTTGTACCATAGGTTTCTTCATCACCTTCAATAAGCCACTCAACAACTTCCCATAATACACCTATAATGAATACACCCATCACACACCAAAAGTCTGTCCAACTTAACCATTGAAATATCTTGCATAAGAAAGCTCCAACGGCTAAGTGATAAGCAGTCCAACCGTCTAATTGGCCTGTGTTGTATTGCCAAGATACTAACGTTGCTAAAGGATTCTTCATTTGGATTGTATCATATTATTTACTAATTCATGTTTACCTACTAACATTCTTCCTGTGCCTCCACCGTGTTCATCTTCACATTTGTCAACATAAGCCTGTTCAATCGTATCCCAACTATCACTTCGCTGTATAACTTCACCATTAAAGGTTAAAAAGTATTTATATCTAGAAGGATAAGTCAGGGTCTCTGTTGTACCATCTGGGTATTTCTTTGTACGAGTAGAACTAGGAGTTGTATTTCTATATAACTTTAGATCGTGACCCTTAGAACTTTTCCTTATCAGCATTTACTTGTCCTCTGATTCCTCTTCTTTAGACAAAGATTCTTTAAGCATATTGACAAATGCATTGTATCCGACTGCTAGCTGTTCAGCTACGAATTGATTTGTTCTTTGCTTGTTCTGTATATCATTAAGATGATTTACCATTACTTTTTGCTCATCAGTCATATCCTCAATGATATATTCTTTATCATCTAAGGTCAAGACTGGCTTCTGTTCTTTTTGTTTTTTAGCCATGTTAGACTCCTTGTTTGTTAATTAATCTTCTTTCTTGCTATCTTCGTAAGCTTTCTTAACACCATCTGTCCATATTGCACCCGCAAGTGCTTTTAATTCATCGCTTTCACCACTTACATCCATATCTGGTGTTAATACTTTTCTATGATACTTGTAAGAAATTTCTGCACCATCTTCCATAATAGATGTTTTCGTACGAACATTAATATGCTTGTACTCACCTCTTACTTCATAATCATCTGTTAAAACTTTACTAATCGCCATATTATTTTTCCTTTTTAATTATCCAATTAAACTAAATATGTTGCACTTCCAATTAATCTTCCATTAACTGGAAATTCTGTGTTTGTCAAGTCTCCATCGCCACCTGTGCTATCAAATTGCCTTAGTCTAATATGAGTTCCACCATTATCAATAAAACCATGAATACTTTCACTTGCTGTTATTGACATTCCTGCAACAAATCCAATTGAAAAAGCTGGTCTTGCACCTACATTTTTAGAAGTAAATGGAAGTCCTTCTATTCTTAATGAACCACTAACAGAACCTATATTGTCTGGTTGTATTTGCATTTGGACATGAACCATATTTCCAATTCTTGTATAGTTTCCTTGCTGTTGGTCAGTATTGTAGCTTGTAGCATTATTTGTTCCGTCACTATATACAGGAGTCCATGTACCTTCTTCGTATCCATCAAGAACCTCTGATGTGGATGTCCCAGCATCTGGTGCTGGTTGGGTAGCTGAAAAGTTTATTCCAGCACAATGAACTGTAGCACCACTATCTTGTGCCATATACACATCAGTTACAGAAGAATTACCAAGTGTTACTTTGTTACTACCTTGTCCTGTTGTTCCACTTCCTATAACTGTTTCATTAGTAGCGTTATTAGCACTTGGATTAGAAAACCCACCTATAATGGTGTTTTCAATTCCTGTTGATATAACATTTCCAGCTCCATAGCCTAATGCTGTATTGCCACTTCCTGTAGCAAGTTCTAATGCTTCAAAACCTACTGCTGTACTTGTTGTACCAGTACTAATAGTTTTCAAAGCTTCAAAACCTACTGCTGTATTACCACCACCAGATGTCAAGCCTAAAAGAGACTTATATCCCACTGCAACGCTTCCGTCAGCATTATTTAACGCTCCATTCATAGCTAACGCACCAATGGCTACACATTGGTCTGTAGTAGCAGAATTGTCAAAAATACCACCCATTGCAGAATAGCCAATCGCAACATTTTCTGAACTTGCATCCGCAGTAGTTCCATGTTGACCGCCTAATGCAAATGAACCTAATGCACTATTATAGCCACCATCAACAATATCGAATAAACTTCTGTATCCAATCGCTGTATTATAATCCGCTGTTGTAACTGCTGTTCCACTTTGATGACCAACAAAAGTTGAATTTATACCTGTATCTGCAACATTATTTCCAGCATTATAACCAAAAAGCGTTGTTCCAACAGCTCCACTTGCATCATTATTAGATAGTGAGATTCTGGAGTTGGCATCAAGTTTCATTATATCACTTGCTCCTACACCAAAACCCATACCAGCATCACTATTATGGTCATAAAAAATATAACCACGATAAGAAGCATCACCGCTTGTACCATCTGCAAAATGTATTTTACCTTTGCTAGTAGTTCCAGATACAATAGTTATTCCATTATCTCCAGTAGTTGAGCCAACAACTAAATCACTTGCAGAGCTTTCAAAATCTGAAGGAGTTGTATTTCCAATACCAACATTGCCAGCGGATGTGATTCTCATGCGTTCAGTTATTGTTCCACCATCTGGTCTAGTTAGAAATGCTAAATGCCCACCACTATCATTGCCTCCATTTGAATCACTTGTTTCGACATAAGCAAAAAGTTGAGCTAATGCTCCTTTATCAGCATCATTTTCTGTGTTGGCAAATGTTACAGCACCTATTATGCCATCATCTGAATTAGATGCTCCACTTAATTCTAAAATACCTCTATGGGTTGCACTATGTACTGATAAAACTGTTCCAGTTGTTCCAGAATAATGTTTTGGAGTTGCAGTTCCAATACCTACATCACCTGTCTGCAAAACAGTTAAAACTTCTGTAGAGGCATTATCATTTAATAAAGACATTCTACCATCCGTTTGCAACTTAAATTGCATATCTTTATTACCGCCTGTTTCTTTAAATAATAAAAATGGAGCAGAATCGTCTAATTGAATATCGCCAGAAACATGAAGAGCAACTAAAGGCTGAACATTAATACCAAGCTGACCAGCCTCTGTTAGCCTCATCAACTCTGTACCAGCACCACTACTACTATTAATACTGAACTCAAAAAATCTATTAGTATCATCATTATCTGTATCAATATTAAATGACATATTCTCAAAAGCATTTATATGACCAGAAGATGCATCAGCAGTTCCTAATGTTAATATTCCACCAGATACAGTTGCTGTTCCAGCAA